GGCGTCTGCCATTTGCGTCTCCAATCGTCGGTACAACGACCATAGAGCATCAGTGTGGCAATTCGGTGAATACTCTCTGAAACGCTTGTTTTACAAGGTTTGGTGCGTCTGCCATCTGTGGGTTTATCTCCACGTGCAGCCAATCGCCGCCGGGTGCGCCGTGTATTTCTGGCTTGCTGTACGACTTCCACGCTTGTCGAGTGCATTGCCATCCGCGTCCGAATGCTTTTGGAAAATAGTCAAGCACACACTCAACACCTAACTCGTTTGCGTTGGCTAACACAATGTTTATGAACGCAATAGTGCCTTTACGGTTTGCGTCTGAATGTTGTTCTGACGGTCTGTATGACAAGTCAACTGCTCGACCAGTGGCATGCACAGATAATGAACCGGGCTGGCCGCGCATATCGCGTACGCCCCAACTGCCATTATTGAAAAACGCGCCGTTGCCATATTTAATTGCTTGCCTAATCCATTCATCCATGCCGGCACGCGGCCCTGCAAATGCACCGTCACTGTTGCCTGTGTACGGCTTAGACCCGATGACTTTAGGGTTGGCTGGTAATACTGCCATCAGCAGGTTTTCGTTTAAGGCCGTTAGCGGCAACAAGGCCAGACAATGTGCCGGTCATAAAAATTGAGAGCGTTTTAAGTAAATCTATAAATGCTGCGTCATTTGGTGATTGTTCTACTGGCTGGTCAACAAACCCTAAAAAGTAAACAAAACCAATAACGGTGACAGCAAATGTTATTGCGATTGTGCACGCGACAAACACAATCATGCGTGCGTGTAGGTAGTCAATTTCTGAACGGTCTTTAGCCATTGCTGACTCTTTCGCATTGTGTAATAGTCGAGCAACGCGTCAACGCGCTGTTGCGTGTTTTATGTGGCGCGTTCACCCGTGTTGTTTCGCAAGCGGTCAGGATTAGCGCAAACACAAAACTAGCCATTAACAGGCGGCGCACTTGCTAACTCAGTTGCTTTTGCCATTGTTGCGGCTTCTGTTGGTTGCAACTTTGGGTCATCCATCCATTCGAGGCAGTAGTAGCCATCGCCGGGTTCGTTGTATTTCCATGTTGTGCCGGGTGCTAATTCGCGTGTTGCGTTGCCTATTTGCGTGTTAATTTCTGCTGTAGTTGGTGCGCTCATTGTATCCTCGTAATTATTATGCTGGCGTAAACTTCTGCATCACTAAACGACATATTTAACCCTAAGCCATAAGTTGCTCTGGTCGTTCCGCATCTGTGCTGTAACTCAATCGTTGATGCTGATGCCAAAGTAAAAACGGTGTTTACGGTTGCAATACTTGCGCCGTCTGTTGAGTTAGCAAAATTGTTGTTACCAATCTGCAAAGTAGTGCTAGCGGTTGTGTTTTGTATCCTGCATTTGTTTTTACCACATTCTTGCGCTGGCGCAAACGCTGTAACCGAAAAAGTGCCAGCCGGCAAAGTAATCACGCTAGACGCAATAGAACAACCCGTAATGTTGTTGACAACCGTTGTGTTCAGTGTTCGTTTTACATAACTGCCACTAGTGAAACCGCCACCATCAGTACCGCTTGCTTGTTCCTCACGAAAGATTGCGACATCTTGAAAATCGTCTAAAACACCATTGAGTTGCGCAGCAGTTAAAACGGTGTTAGCGACAAAATCAGTCCAGTTAGCAGCCATAGTTTTACTTTACATCATCCCAGCACACTTGTGCCGTCAAGCAAACCAAACGTAGGGTCATCTAAAACAAAAGAGTAAAGAATTGTTGTTTGTGATGTCCACAAAGTCATTCTGTGTCCGGTGTTTACGTCAATAACGTGGTCAATGCCTTCGACTGCAAGGTTTTGCCGAACGGCTAATGGGCTGCCGCTGGTGAACGATTTGGTGGCTGAAACGGTGTCACCAATTTCTATGGGCGCTAACGCCGTTTTTTGGGCATTGGTAAGGCTGGCAAATGTGGTTGACACGCTAGTAAAACGTGGCTCTGGTAACGGGTTGAGAAGGTAACTGGCAAGAGTTGCGGCCTGTGCATTGGTGCTTAAAAGGCTGTCAGTAATCGATTCTGTTTGCGTAAAATACTCACTAATGCTGGATGCGCTACTGGCATTTTGTAGCACGCCGCCAGACTCAATAGTGACGTTGACATTGTTAATAACGGTTTGTTGGTCAAACTCGACCACAATGTTGTCATACGGTGTGTTGCCGCTGTCGCTAAAAACTACGGTTGGTGTAGCCAATGTTGCACCAATACGGGCTTGAGCTGTTAGCACGTTGGTGCGGCTGCAGAATATGCGCCCCTGTTCAGCGTCTTGAATGCGGTTTATATAGGCGTTTACGTTTGTGCCGGATGCGATGGTGTAAGCCCCTAGCGTCGCTGTGGGCGTGGCTGTGAGGCTTGTAGAGCCTGTGTAGGCTGCAGCGCTCAAAACGGCTGTAATGCGCGCTGACGAGGTTTGAGCGCTGGTAGCGGTAGACGGCAAACTGCCTTGTGAAAGCACATAAATGTCATCGGCAGCAAAAATCTGGTAGTTAGTTAAACCAGCCATTGTGTACTGCTGGTTATATGTGGTTACTCGACCAGTAAACAGATATGCCCCGTTGCGACTTAAACGGATTGCACGCAAAGGCGCTAGACCCGGTTGCTCTGTAAAATCGTTGTAATAAGCGCTGGCCGTGTTTAACGGGTCATAGGCACGGTTGGTGTTTGGCACACTAATTGACACAGACATTGTGCCCGGCCCAAAAACGTCTAACGGTTTATGACGGCCACGCTGAATACTGATGTTTTGCACTACAGGCGTAATGTCAATAAAATCCGTGCCGTCACCATCAAGCACGTCTGTGCCGTTAAGTAGTGAGTCGTTAAGGTAAAACGCTGACGAGTCAAACCCAGTTGACAGCTCTAGTAGGTAATCGCCGCCAGTGATGACAGCCGAGCCAGCCATTACCTAATCGCCAAATTGAGTGGCCCATACACTTGTGAGTATTGGGTCAATGCGTCAACGACACTGCGCCCAATATCGGCTGCAGATGAAATACCGCCAGACACGTTGATAGTTATGTTGGTGCCCATTCCAGCGTTTTTACCGTTTAACGGTATAACTGCTTCTGGGCCTGCTTCGCCAATCATTGCCAATGTTGGGCTAGTGACAATGCCGCCTTCGGCTAGGTACGGAATGTTTGGCACCTCAAAACTGTTGCCGCCAATAACTGGTATCCATTTGGGAATTGTGAAAGAAAGTTTACCTACCGTATTATTCCAAAGTTTTGCAATGCCGTTGAAAAGTGTTTTAAAAACCGAATAAAGTGATGTAAATATAGTTGACAATCCATCAAAAACCGCTTTTCCGCCAGCTACAAGAGCATCAAAAACAATGTCTACAAGTTTTCTAAATGTTTCAAATTTGTCATAAGCAAGTTTTAATGCGATAACCAATAAACCAACGCCGATTGCAATAATTGCAAAAGGATTTAAAGCCATTGCAATGTTAGTTATGACAATGGCGGCTGCAATTAGACCAATAGCTGATGCAATCAAAGTAAATTTTTCTGGGTTTTCTTGTGCCCAATCAGCAAATTTTTGTAAATACGGCAATACTTTCTGTATTACTGGTAGTAAAGCTGCTCCAATCCCTTCTTTGGTTTCTGCAATTGAATTTTTTAAAATGGCCATTTTGCCTGCAGCCGTGTTGGCGTTACTTGCGACTGCGCCACCAAAAGTGCCGCCAAGCGCAGCCATAATTGTGTCTAAGTCTGCGCCGTTGTCAACCATTGTTTTTATTTCTGGCGACAAAGTTTTGAGAGATTTAAAGTTACCTTGGTATGCTTTAGAGAGCGCATCAGCAACAGTTGCAGAGTCCACTTGTAGACCCTGGGCAACATCCATCACCAAAGTCATATCGTCCATAGCGGTTGTGGCATCTTTTGAACCAATAACTAAAGTCTCAAAAGCTTTTCTATAATCGGTGTCGGCAATACCTGACGCTCGACTCATTGCCGATATTTGATTTTCAAATGATGCCACTTGAACATCTGATGCGCCGGTTGTATTTTCTAAAATAAGTTTTAAATGGTCTTGTTCTGCTGCGTCCTCCATTGCCGCTTTTGTTGCATCTCCAAGAACAACAGCAATGCCTGCCAGTGCAGCCGCCGCTGGCACTGCTGCTTTTTTAATTGCAAATTGTGCTTTTTCTCCAGCCCCTTCTAATTGCTTAAATTCCGTTATAGCTTTGTCAATGCCTTTGCCGTCAAACTCTGAAATGATTGGAATAGACAGCATTACATTGCCTGCCTAACTGTGCGCGCTGTATCTAAAATCATTTTTTCCATTTCACTTTCAATGCCTCGCCGCGCTTTATATGCAGCTGGCCCAATAAGTCGAGTGCGACCAGTGCCGACAAAACCCAACGAGTCGCCTAAACGGTTTGTGTTAGCACGGCCAGCAGTTTCAAAAATTGCTGTTGCGGGGTCTTTTTGTTCAATGAGAATTACGCCTACAGCATTTTTTCGTGTGTCAATTCGTAGTTTTACACCGCTTTTAGCTTTATCCACTTTAAATGGAAATAATTGGCGCCCTCGACTAGACCACTTGTATGCCATACCAGACAACGGCACTTGCGTATAAACATCTTTTGCAGCGTTAATTGCTGGTTGTGCAATCTCATTGGCTTTTGTTCTAAAGTCTTTTTGTAATTGTGGGTCAATCTTTTTGAGCGCGTTAATAGTGTCCTTGACCCCTACCACTTGAATGGTTGTTGATACCGACATAGTTACCGCTTTCTTTGCTCGTTCACAATAGTAATCACTGTGAGCAAGTCGCGTGCGCCAAAAGTTATTTGTTGTTCAGGCCAGAAACCTGTTGCGGCACAAACTTCGGCTAGTTGCCGTCGATAGGTGCCGCGTCCGTAGGGTTTGGGTTAGTCAAATCTGCTTCAGGTATACAAGTCATTTCTGGGTTTTCTTCAAGCCATTTCATAAAATCATCTGGCAGTTTTTCGCCTTTGACTTTTAGCACTGTGTACGCCCAGAAT